ACAAAACTTTAACCGCTCCTAAAATAGGTACTTCTATTTTAGATACAAACGGTAATGAATTATTATTATTAACAGCTACAGGTTCAGCAGTTAACGAGCTTACATTAGCTAACGCTGCTTCAGGAAATGCGCCTAGTATTACGGCTTCTGGAGAAACTAACGTAAGCATTAACCTTGTTCCAAAAGGAACGGGTCAAATACAAGCAAATGGTCAAGGTTTAGCAACAACAGGAAAAGCTATTGCAATGGCGTTAGTTTTCGGATAAAAGAATAACACTTAGGAGAAAATAAATTATGGCAAACCCAAATCTAGTAAACGTATCAACGATAACAGCTAAGTCGCTTCAAGCAGCTTTAGGTACAACTTTAACAACTGAAATTCTTGCAAATCCAGGATCATCTGGAAAAGTTTTTAAAGTCAACAACATTATAGTTGCAAACATTGACGGCTCATCATCAGTAGATATTTCAATTTTTATAACTAAAGCAAGTGGATCACCTATAGCAATTGCAAGTACAGTTTCTGTACCAGCAGATTCTACATTGATTGCGTTTGATAAAAACTCTACTATCTATCTTCAAGAAGGTGATAATATCGAAGCTGGCGCAAGTGCTGCTTCAGATGCTACTATAACTATCAATTACGAAGAGTTAAGTTAATAGGAGACTATTGAATGGCAAGTTATGCTAAAATAGATCCCACTAATATCGTTATCGGAGTTCACGTTGTGAGCGATGCCGATGAAGGCGGATCAGAAGAAAAAGGAATCGAATTTTTAACTAGTGTTCATGGAGATATCTCTCCTAATTTTTGGAAAAAAACTTCAGTCAATACAGTTAGAGGAACTCACCTACACGGTGGAACTCCTTTTAGAAAAAATCATGCAGGAATAGGTTTTACTTGGGATGAATCTAGAGATGCCTTTATTCCCCCACGACCTATGAAATCTAATCAAGCTATAACCCATAATTCTTGGGTGTTTAATGAAGAGCAATGTGCTTATGTTGCACCTATACAATGGCCAAGTGAAAGTCATCCAGATCAAAAAGATGATGAGGGTGTTGTAGTATCACGTCAAACGGATCTTGATGGTGTGGAAATGATTCATTCATGGGATGAACATAAACTAAGATTTGTTGGCCGTAAAAACTTGGTCCCTCATCCACCCTATGATCAACAGACTTTATATGCATGGGATCCTAATACTGGAACATGGTCAGATAGCGGGTTTACATTTGCACAATTTATAGATATGAATTACACAGGAGATTAATTATGGCATCAGATACAACTAATAACAGATTAAACGGCGGAGTTACGGGAGCACCAGTTGAAAATTCTGGTACCACTCCAGCAAACACACAAAGTTTTACTTCCGATGGTACTTGGTCACAACCAGATGCTGGTGGTGCTACATCTGTAGATGTTGTAGTATGCGCAGGCGGTGGCGGTGGTATGGGTGATAGTGGCTCCGGTGGTGGAGCCGGTGGTTTTCGATCAGCTACAGGAATTTCTGTATCAGGACCAGTTGCTGTAACAGTCGGTCAAGGTGGTAGTGGTGGAACAAATAGTGGAGGCTCAGTCGGAAGCAATTCAGTTTTTGCTGCAACCTTTTCACCTTCTGAATCAACATTTGTAGGAACAGGTGGCGGTAAAGGAGGAAGAGCTGCAACTGACGGAGGAGGCCAAGGAGGATCAGGTGGAGGCTCATCTGGACCAGTCGGTCAAGGAAACGTACCTCCATTTTCACCTCCTCAAGGAAATCCAGGTGGACAAACTCCAAATGGTCGAGGTGGCGGCGGCGGAGCTGGTAGCGCAGGATCAGGTGGATCAGCTGGTAGTGGAGCAACAACACCTTTAGCACCCGGTGTAACTTTCGCTGAAGGAGGAGCTGGTGGAGCCAGTGGAGGACAAGGAACAGCAACCGTAGGTCAAGGAGGAGATGGAAACGTACCTCATGGATCTTCTGGAGGTTCTGGTGGATCAGGAAGAGTAATTGTAAAAGCTCCTGCAGCACCATTTAATTTCTATGGATCGGGTATTTGGAACATGCAAGCACTTTATACTTATGTTAAAGCTGACGAGTGGTCTTAATCTTTTAAAATTAATCTATAAAAATTCTTATTCTTTACAATTTTATTTAAATAAAGTATAATTTTTTAATACAGCATGATTGGATTAAAAAATTATTATTGGTACTTTAAGGAAGAAATTCCTAAAAATGTTTGTGATGATATTGTAAGGTATGGAAACTCAAAAGTATTAAAACAAGGTTTAGTAGGAAACGAAGATGAACCACTTGATGATACTAAAATAAGAAAATCTGAAGTTTGTTTTTTAGATGATCAATGGCTTTATGATCTAATAATACCTTATATTACTATAGCTAATAAAAATGCAGATTGGAACTTTGATTGGGATTGGTCTGCATCTATTCAATTTACAAAATATAAACCTGATGAATTTTATTCTTGGCACGCTGACGATATGCCAACACCTTTTGGCGAAAAAGCTCATCCTAATTATAGAGGTAAAATTAGAAAACTGTCAGCAACTATAAATCTTACAGACCCTAATGAATATACTGGTGGTGACTTTGAATTAGACCTTAGAAATAATACAGAGGGTAGACAAATTATTACTTTAGATGAAATAAAACCAAAAGGATCTATAATAGTATTCCCTTCTTTTGTGACTCATCAAGTAAGACCCATACGAACTGGAGAAAGAAACTCATTAGTTATTTGGAATTTAGGACCTCCATGGAAATAATAATTGTATTAGGAGGTGGAAGTGCTGGTTGTATGACGGCCTATACTTTAAAAAAATTATTTCCAGAAAAAGAAATAATAATGTTACAGAGTAAATCAATTGCAACTATAGGTGTAGGAGAAAGTACACTAGGACAGATTAATCAATGGCTTTCTTTAGTCGGGATCGAGGACAAAGATTTTATGAAAGAGTGTAATGCTTCTTATAAATTAAGTATTCGGTTTCAAGATTTTTATAAAAAAGGTGATGGAGGATTTCATTTTCCTTTTGGTAGGCCGGATAAATCTAATACGATAGCAGATTTTAATGATTGGTATTTTAAAAAAATAATGTACCCTAAGACCCCTGTGTCTGATTTTGCTGACACTTACTATCCAACAATGGCTTTAGTTAATCAAAATAAAATGTTTGATTCAGAAAAAGAAAAAATAAATTTAGGTAGATATAATTTTAAACAAGATACAGGCTATCATTTTGACGCAACATTATTTGCTCAATTTCTTCAAAAAAAATTTAAAGAAATAAAAGGAACTATTATTGAGGACGATGTGGTCGATATTAAAACCAACGAAGAGGGAATTGATTATCTACACACAAGTAAGAATGGAAAATTAAAAGCAGATCTTTTTATTGATTGCACTGGTTTTAAATCTTTACTACTGGGCAAAACTTTAAAGGAACCTTTTATAAGTTACGAAGATATCTTACCCAATAACTCAGCGTGGGCCACAAGAATACAATATAAAGATAAGAAAAAAGAATTAGTTCCTTATACAAACTGCACCGCTATTGAAAATGGTTGGGTATGGAATGTACCGCTGTGGAGTAGAATGGGAACAGGGTATGCTTATTCAGACAAATATATTTCAGATGCAGATGCTCTTACACAATTTAAAAAATATCTTAAAAGAGATGATTTAGATTTTAAACAGTTAAAAATGAAAATAGGTATTCATAAAAGATTGTTTGTAAAAAACGTTTGTGCGATAGGGTTAGCTGCAGGGTTTATAGAACCATTAGAAGGTAATGGACTTCTATCTGTTCATGAATTTTTAATAAAATTAGTAAGAGTTTTAAGTAGAGGAAGTGTATCTAATTTTACAAAAGAACAATTTAATTTATCTTGTACAAATTCTTTTAGATACTTTGCAGAATTTGTTGCTATTCATTATGCTCTTTCTGTTAGAACTGACACTCCTTATTGGAAAGCAATTCAAAAAAGAGAGTATAATTTAAAATCTTTGTATAAAACTACCGGCAGTATGTTTCAAGATTTAGTTTTCTGGAAATTTTCTAACTTCTCTTATGCTCCTGATGAAGGTGCGTCTTGTATATGCACAGGTATGAATTGGGGAGCTACGGATGAGTTTGCTTTAAAGTATGGTTTACCTTTAAATGATCTTAAGGAAATGTATCCTATTTGGCAATCATCTATTAATAATTTAGAAAAAAGAAAAAGACGATGGAATGATGCAACAAAGCATTGTTTATCTTTGTATGATTTTCTTGATAAAAATATATACCATGAAACAAATAAATAATTTTTAAATATGCTCCTCTTAAAATTATTTCCTACTCCTGTTGCTGTCTTTGATTTTAAACCTTTAAGTGAAGAGGAAACATCTACTATAGTTAATACACCTTCTGGTAATACTAAAAATACTTACCTAGAAAATGTTTCTTCTAATGATAAGAATATTTTAAAAAATGAAAAATTAAAAAGACTTGGAGAAGCTATACAAACGTGTATTGATAGATATAAAAATGAAGTTATGAGCTGTGACGAAGAATTATATATGACTAATTCATGGGTTAATTTTTTACCCCCACAACAAAAACATCCTATGCATTATCATTCTAATAGTATTGTTTCAGGAGTTTATTATATTAAAACAGATGAAAAAACGCCTGATCTTGAACTTGAACACCCTAACACAAACTTATGGCGTTTAACTTGGAAAAGAAAAAAATTTAATCATGAGAATAATTTATCAACTTTTGTTAAAGCAAGAGATAACAGGTTGGTTTTATTTCCTTCTACTGTCTGGCATAGTGTAAATAAAAATTGTTCTTCAGCAACAAGAATTTCAATATCCTTTAATACTTTCTTAAGGGGAGATCTTGATTCTAATGATTATTTAGCGGAGTTGCCATTAAAATGAAACCCTTGGTAATAGATAGTTTAATACCGGAAGTATATCAAAATGAATTAAAGCAAACGTTATCGCATATACCTTTGTATTATACATCAAGTATTGGATATGATGAAAATACTCCCCCTGCCGATGGAATTAAATTTTTAGATAATATAGGTTTTAGTCATTCTTTAGTTATGCAGGGGAAAGAAAATTCTATGGATTGGGAATTGTTTAAACCTATTTTATATTTCTTTGCAGAAAAAACAAATGTTTTTGTTAAACAAGTTTTGCGAGTACGACTAAGACTTACCTTTCAACATCCTGATAGGGAAAAATTTTTATTCAATAAGCCTCATACAGATTTACCTGATCATAACGGACCGTATAAAACTCTAGTGTATTACATAAATGATTCAGATGGGGATACTTTTATTTTTGATAAATTTTTTAATAAAGAAGATTCTAGAAATGTCTTAAAAGATATAGATAAAAAAATTATTTTACAACATACACCTAGGCAGGGAAGTGCAGTTTATTTTGAAGGACATCAATATCACGCTGGCAATACTCCTATTAAATATAAACACAGATATGTTATTAACTTTGATTTTACAATATGAATAATTTTAATACTAATAATTATATGATTATAAAAAAAGCTATCTCTACTGAGATGACTCAATTTATTTATGAGTATATTTGTTTAAGACGAAAGATAGCGACTTATATGTTTGAAAAAAAATTAATCCCTCCTTTTAGTAAACAGTTTGGGCATTGGCAAGATCCCCAAGTTCTTAATACTTATACAATATATGGGGACACAGTAATGGAAACTTTACTTCTTAAATTAAAACCGATGATGGAAAAAAAAGTGGAGCAAGAGTTAATTGAAATGTATTCTTATTGTAGAATATATAAAAAAGACGATGTCTTAGATCGACATAAAGATAGAATGTCTTGTGAGATATCTACTACATTAAATTTAGGTGGAGATCCATGGCCTATTTATCTAGACCCTACAAAAGGCAAAGATCAATCTGGTATAAAAATAGAACTAAACGCCGGAGACATGTTAATATATAGAGGATGTATTCTCGAACATTGGAGGGAATCTTTTCAAGGCAATGACTGTGCTCAAGTATTTCTTCACTACAATATTAAAAATGAAAACTCAGAAAAAATTAAATATGATAAAAGAGAATTTATAGGAGTACCTTATACATGAGAACCATAACATCCGTTAATTCCGGGGAGGTATTTCCTTTTATTGTATCAGATAATTGGTACTCTCCCGAAGAGGAAAAATTAATTTGGAAAGAATTAGATTTTTATTATCAGCCAGATAATTTAGAACGAGCTGCTGATTTCTCAGCAAAAAAAGATGGGGTTAATCTAAGTAACAGTTGGAGAATATATCCTGACGCTATGTTTACTGAAAAATATAAACACGTTTCTTCAATCATGTCAGCTACGGAAAAGTTTCAAGATAAACAGTTTAAAGATTTTATAAAAAAAGCTATGCCTCAAGGTGTTCAATTTTGTCTTGCAAATAAAAATTCTACTATAATTAGTTATTATGATGATGCTCATGAATATAAAACCCATCATGATGACCCTCAATTTACTATTCTTATTTGGTTTTTTAAAGAACCTAAAAAATTTACAGGAGGAGATTTTATATTTACACAACCTAATTTAAATGTTAAATGTAAACATAATCGTATGGTATTATTTCCAAGTTATTATTTACATAAAGTTACTCCGGTTCTCCTGGATAAAGAATACAGAAATAAAGGACTGGGTAGATTTACCTTTACTCATTTTTATTGGAGTCATTCTTAATGTATACAAATAAATTTTTATTAGAGAAAATATGTGACTGGTTTATAGATTTATATAAACGAAGTGATAATAAAAAACAGGTCTTTAATAACAAAAAAGTTTTAAGACTTTACGATTTAATTGCAGAAGAAGAAGATGTAAAAAGAACTATTGCTTTTATGGGTAACCATATGGCTAAAGACTTTCCCACTAAACGTCTTTACGTTCAAAATATAGAAGTTGTAGAATGGAATGAAGGTCAAAGTATGGATTGGCATAGAGATTATCCTCATTATGAAGGCACTTCTATAATATTTTTAAATGATGATTATGAAGGTGGAGAATTAATAACGGCCAGTGATCCATCTGATGCCATGAAACATACAAGAATAATACACTCTCCTGAAAAAGGATCGAATGTTAGTTTTTTAAATACCCTGTATCACAAAGTTAACCCTGTTATTAAAGGAAAGAGATATACTTTAGCTGTTTGGTATGGTCTACTTTAAAAATATGGTGTTAAATAATAAAATATAGTATATTCTACCTTTTAATTATATAATAGAAGGCAGGTATGCTACAAAAACTAGGGTTTTTACCGGGATTCAATAAACAAGTTACATCAACAGGAGCCGAGTCTCAATGGACCGGTGGTACTAATGTACGTTTTAGGTATGGTACACCAGAAAAAATAGGTGGTTGGAATCAATTAGGTGATAGTAAACTTACTGGTGCAGCTAGAGGATTACATCACATGGTTAATAGAGATGGTATTAAATACTCTCTTATTGGAACCAATAGAATTTTATACGCATACTCAGGAGAAGTTTTCTACGACATACATCCTTTAGTTAATCCATTAGGCACAGCTATTACAAGTGCATTTAGCACGACTAATGGTCAACCAATCGTAACACTTACATTTGGTGGTGCACATACTTTTGAAGCTGGAGACATTATTTTATTTGGTGAAGCATCTACATTCAGTGCAATAACTAATTCTAATTTTGGAGTATTAGATTTTGCTGATAAAAAATTTATGGTAACCAGTGTACCCGATGCTACTAGTATTACTATTACAATGCCTAGTAATGAAACCGGATCTGGTGCTACTACTTCAGGAGGGATTACTTTTTTTCAATACTATCATGTTGGCCCAGCTGAACAGGTTGGTGTTTTTGGTTATGGTATATCTCAATATGGTGGAACATCAACAAATCCTCAGACAACAACTTTAAATGGAGCCTTGTCCGCTAACTCAGCAGGGACAGGTGGAACAGGAACTAGTATTATTTTAACATCTGTATCAAATTTTCCAACAACAGGAACTAATTTTATACAAGTAGGCACCGAAGAGATTTCTTATACAGGAGTAAATACAGCAACAAATACTTTAACAGGAATAACTAGAAACGTTAGAGGAACAACAAATGCTCTTCACAACACAGGAGCCACAGTTACAAATTACAGTAGTTTTTCTGGTTGGGGTCAATCATCAGCTGACACAGATACTGTAGCGGAACCTGGTCTATGGTCCTTGGACAATTTAGGTAGTACATTGATTGCTTTAATTTTTAATGGTGAGTGTTTTGAATGGAATGCTGATCTAACTAATGCAACATCAACTAGAGCTACAATTATTACAGGAGCACCAACAGCTTCAAGAGATATGTTAGTATCAACTCCAGATAGACACTTAGTATTTTTTGGAACTGAAACAACTATTGGAGATAAAGCAACACAAGATGATATGTTTATAAGATTTTCTTCTCAAGAAAATATAAATGACTATCAACCTACAGCAACCAACAGTGCCGGTACACAAAGACTGGCTGCTGGATCACGGATCATCGGTGCTAAACTTGGTAGAAATGCAATTTACATTTGGTCGGACACTTCTTTATTTACTATGAGATTTGTTGGAACTCCTTTTACATTTGCTTACGAACAAGTTGGAACTAACTGTGGATTGATTGGTAAGAACGCAGCCGTTGAAGTTGATGGTGCTGCTTACTGGATGTCTGATAATGGTTTCTTTAGATACACGGGTAAACTAGAATCAATGGATTGCTTGGTTGAAGATTATGTTTATGATAATTTAAACACAACATCCAATCAATTTATTTATTGTGGTATTAATAACTTGTTTGGAGAAATTACATGGTTTTATCCAGAAGCTAACTCTAATGTTAATACACAATCAGTTACATATAGTTATTTAGATTCAACAGCTAAACGTCCTATTTGGTTTGTAAATGCAAGTCCTTTATTTATTAGAACAACTTGGCAAGATTCTGCAGTATTTGGTTTACCACATGCTACACAATATGATGCAAATACAGATGTGTCTTTTGATGTTGAGGGTAATACAGATGGAATTACTTATTACTATGAACACGAAACTGGACTTAATCAAATAAGACTTGGTGTCACTACAGCTATTCCAGCAGATATTACTTCCGGTGATTATGATATCACACAAAAAGTTGTAAAAGGTGCAGCCACTAACATGGCGGACCTTAGAGGTGATGGAGAAAACATAATGAGAGTTAGTAGAATTATTCCAGATTTTATTAATCAAAATGGAAACACAATTATACAATTAGATTTAAGAAACTATCCCAGTGATGCAGCAGCCAGTTCATCTCTTGGACCCTTTACCGTTTCATCAAGCACTACAAAAGTAGACACCAGAGCTAGGGCTAGATCAATAGCACTTACTATATCCAATACAGCTGTTGATACTAGTTGGAAACTAGGTACTTTTAGGTTAGACATACAATCTGGAGGAAGACGATAATGGCAAAAATAGTACAATCATTAACTAGAGCAAGTGAAGAATATAATGAAGACACATCTCAATCTTTAGTTAGGGATTTGGATGCTGTTATTGAAAAACTTAACACAACTTTTCAAGAAGAATTAAAACAGGAGATAGAAGCTAGAAGCTTCTTTTTAGATTAATGGCAGTAGTAAACCAATACGATTTTGTAGGAATAGATAATGATACTACCAATTCGGAACTTAATCCGTTCGGTGCAGGGTTTCCTTTAGTAAGTGAAACCTATGTTATCAAATCTATTCTTGTTACATCGGCTGGTACTCCCAGTGTAACCGTTACTAATAATGCTTTTACAACTATTAAAACAGTAACTTTAACGGCAAATCAGACGAAAGAATTATTAACCCAACCGCTAATAGTAGTAGGGGGTACGACCCTTACCATTAAAGCAGGTAGCGCAGATTCATTTGATTTTGGAATCAGCTATCTAAACATCAAAAAAGAGGTAACAACATAATGAGTGATCAAGTAATAGAACTAACACCAAAAGAAATAATAACTACTATTAAAAACAAGAAAACAGGAGAGGTTTACAAGACAGAAGAAGCTTTAAAAGCATCTGGAATACCGGAAGATGATATTCAAAGAGATGTAACTGTTATAATGCCAGCTCTTGATTTAACAGGAAAAACAATATAAACAGATAAACTCAGGAGAATATTATGATGGAAGAACAAATGTCAGAATCTATAGAAGCCGGCGCACCTAGTATCAAATACGATCAAGGAGATATTAGAATGGGTCAAGGTGGTGATGAACAAGGAAGACAAGTAGCAGCTCAGATATGGGAGCAGATGGAACAGGAACAAAAAGTACAGTTCGGTAGTTTCGATGCTTTCTTTGAAAGCGGTATTTGGAAACAAATTATTCAACAGATGCAAGCAGACCAAGGCGGAGGAGTTGGACCAGGATCTGAGATGATGTCTGAAAATGTTAACATAGCTGAGTCAATGCCAGGCGGTGGTATCGCTGATGTTGATATGAATGAACAAGTTCAAATGGCTGCTAACGGTGGTAGAATGGGATACAACATGGGTGGTGGTGCCGACATGGGTGCTCCACAAATGAATGCAGCAGGAGCAAAAGAAATGATAGTTGCAGAAATAATGCAAAAATTACAATCACCAAATGTAAAAGATCGAGACAGAGCAATTCTCCAAGAACAATTAAAATCACTTGTATCTCAACCAAAAATGCCAAGAGGTGGTATCGCTGATGTTAATATGAGAGAACAAGTTCAGATGAGAGCCAACGGTGGTCTGATGAGTCTATACAACAGAGGCATGTAATTATGTCCATAATGGATTTAAAAAAGAACGCCCCCAAAGGAGAGTTCCTAGCTTACATAAATAAAAAAGAAGCAGCCATGCTTAAAAAAGCTGGTGGCTCTGGTAAGTTAGTAAATGGTATTCCAAGTTTTGAACCACAAGGTATGGCTGGCAAATATGGTATGGGAGCTGGAGTAGGTGCAGATGGTAAAACGGATACTCAAAGAGGTAGTCCAGACCCTGGAAGAAAAGAATCTACATTTAAAACATATAAGGGTGGTAAGTATATAGGTGTTGATAGTAAACTAGCTTCTAAATATGGAAAAGGAGACGTAAAAAAAGCTGCGGACAAAGCTATAGCTAAAGGATATAACTATAACAGTGCTAAAGGAGATGGTTTTTTTACTAGAGGTGCTATAGCTAATAGAAATTTTCAACAAAAAGCAAATTTAAAAATGATACAAAGACGTAATTTTTTAAATGCTAAAGAACTAGAACAATACGTAGACCCCTTTGACGATTACACTATGGATGGAGTAAAGGCAGCGATAGCAAGAGGGTATAAAGTTAATGGGAGTGGAGTAATGCCTAAAAATAATTCTAAATACAAGCTTCCTTTTGAAGGAGCAAGAACTATAATTCCTAATCCTGATTATATTGATCCTAACTCAGGTAGTGTTAATTTTACAGGATATGATTCAAACCCATTAACTAATCCTGACGCAACTAATCCTAGTTTAGGTTATGACTTTAGTGATTTAGATGTAGGTAAAAAAACTTTAACAAGTAACAAAGGAACATCGATAGAAAAAACAAGACCTAATTTATATCGTGTAAACTCTAACATACCAGGAAGAGCTGGTTTATTACTTAATCCTTTGGCTAATAAATTTAGACCGGACACACAAGTTACAGCACAAAATACATTAGATCAATTAGGACTTGGCACTATACTTGCAGGAGACCCTAATCTTACACGACAAGACATAATAGATTTAGGTAATAGAGGAAAACTACCAACTTTTAAAGAAGGTGAGGGAGGTGGAGTAAAACCTATTATACCAATAAATTATAACACTGGAGCAGCAGAAGAAGGTCCAGACTATGATGGAACTAATCAATTTACTTATGACGAAAATGCTTTTGGTCCTGGTGGAGACTCAGCAGATGTAACAAGAGCGTCCTATATATTTAACAAAGGTGGAAGAGCCGGGAAAGCTGAAGGTGGAATCATGGGCACTAGAGCAAGAAGAGCTATGGGTGGAATCATGAGCAGAGTTGATCAGAGACAAGGATATTTTTTAGGTAAGATAGTTAAAGGTATTGGTAAAGCTGTAAGCGGAGTAGCTAAAGCAGCTGGGAAAGTTTTAAAAAGTGATATAGGTAAGGCGGCGTTGATGGCATACGGTGCGTATTATACTGGTGGTAAACTAGGGGGAGCTGGAGGGTTTGATAATTTTGCACAATTAGGAAGAAGTACTATGTCAGGTTTAGGTACTTTAAGAAATACATTTGGTTTAAATAAACTATCTAAAGATGCTGGCTTTGGTGAAAAAGCTATGAAGTTTGGTAAAAATCTTTTATTAGGTTATGGTCTAACAAAAATCCCTGGATTGAATACACCTAAACCAAACGAAACAAGTTATGCTGATAGAGGTGGACATTTAATAGATCCTATAACAGGACAAGAGTCAATAGATGGTGGTCCAAGTATGAGAGCATCATTAGAGAATGCTTTAAATACAGCTGATGGAGATCCACAAAAAATTGCAGCCATCAAAGCGGCTTATCCTTTCTATGGAATTGACGAAAGACTAGGAAGTTATGTACCTTATAGAAATTACTCTGTAGCTAACGGTGGTAGAATTGGTAAAGCAGAAGGTGGACTAATGGACCTTGGTGGTATGGAAAAAGATTACAGAGCTGAAGGTGGATTTGTACCTATTGGAGAGTATGAAAAAAAAGATGACGTTCCAGCAAGACTAAGTGTTAATGAATTTGTGTTTACAGCAGACGCTGTAAGAG